GGAACTGACTTGCGAATGTAGACTTTCCGATTCCTTCCGGTCCGTAGATCACGACTTTTTTTGCACACGGAATCTTGCCTCTGATAATCTCCATTTAAAATACACCTGCTTTCCATTCTTTTTTAACTTTCTGCGTCTCGGCGGCCACTGTTTCTTGACCAGCCACATATCCATCTTCAATGATGATGCTGCACTCTTCTCCGGTGCTGACGCGTGTAGCGATCGCCTGCAGTCCTTCTGCCTCCAGCCACATACCAAACTCTTTTAAAGTATCCATATCCATCTGCTCCAGCTTATCCAGCAGCACAAAACCGCACTTTGGGTTTAATTTTCTTACAATTGCAGTGGATACTTTCAGCTGATCGGAACCGGACATATTGTCCCATTTCTGACCTTTGTAGATCAGCTCTCCGTCTTTGACCGACAGATCTGGAAGCGGAAGGTCTGCATGCTCCAACAGCTTCGTCTTTTCTTCACGCATGCCTTCGATCTTGCCCGTGAGATCTGTATACTGTCTCTGGTACTCCTTTGCATCATCTTCTGCTTTTTCTTTATCAAGGTTGGCTCTGACCTTTCGGTTAATCTCTTCGATATTGGCAATGTTAGCTTCCAGTTCTGCTGTAGACTGGTCTGTCAGATCTTTTGCCGTAGTCGAAGCGATGTCCAGATCTTTGACAAGCTGCAGATGTTTCTGTTTTGCTTCTTCCAGTAATTCTGCCAATCGGCTGACTTCTGCATGTGCCCTTTTCACTTCTTCCTGAAGCTGTGCCGCACGTTCTCTTTTCCTCTGGTTTTCCCCATTTCTTGCGAGGATCTCCTGCTGCTGCTTGATCAGCTCCGATGGGGATACCAGGTCTTTTGGTGCATCCGTGTAATACGGCTGCTCTTTTGCATACTTCGCTTTCTGGTCCGCAATGCGTCCAACATAGAGACGTTCGTTATACAGATCCTTTTCTTCCTTTTCGATTTTTGCCAGCTTATCCCCCACGCCGATGATATTCAGCAGGGTCTGTGCTTTCTCTTTTCCGGATGCCTCCATGAACTTCGGAAGGTTCAGGGCAAGTTCCTCCACAAATTCATTCAAGAGCTGCTGTCCTGCTTTTTTTCCGGATGGATCCGTTACTTTCAGTGCACTGTTTTTCCCTTTTCGTTCCACGACCAGGCCGTTGTCCATTACGATTTTCAAAGCTGTTGGCACCGCTGAGCCAGCTCTTGCCGCTTCTGATGGGCGGTATTTTTCACCGCCCAAAGCCCATGCAATGGAATCCAGAACCGACGTTTTGCCCTGGTTGTTGTTCCCACCGATCACCGTCAGGCCGTTCTGTGCCGGTTCCAATCGAACCGCTTTGATCCGTTTGACGTTTTCAATCTCTAATTTATTGATTTTCACTTGATTTACCTCCCATATTCGCCTTATAATGAATCTGTGTTATTATTATTGTGTCCCGGATGCTCGGCCAAAGCACCGGGGCTTTTTACTATTTCAGCCGTTTTCTTTTCGATGATCACAAACTCGCCTGTCTCGATATTCATTGCATGCAGGTATGTACTTTTGTTCGAAACTGAAATATATTGTTTCGGATCCAGTCCAGCTCGTCTCATCAGCTTAATGCCCGCCGGGTCGCGTTCTTCGCTTACTCCGATCATTCTTCTTCTCCTTTCTCCGCCCACATCAGCACACGGATCAGTACCGCACACCACACGGTAATTGTGGTTCCTACGATATCTCGTTCACCAATCACACTGTACTTTCCCAGCCACCAGAAGGCAAATATTGCTGCCGCTGTGGCTACGATCGGAGCGAGTACAGCCGCTCCGGTTGTTTCTTCTGTTACTTCGGTTGTTTCTGTTTCTCTTCTTTTCATCTGCTTGTCCTTTCCTTAATATGCAATTCTTTCAATCTCCGCAAATCTCTTTGCATTGATAAAGTACACCCATCGGTTTTCCGAAGTCTGAATACCATACCCCCACGGGAAAACTCCCTGTTGCAGTCCTTTTCGAACTGTATTATGGTTCATTCCGAGCATTTTTGCTGCTTCGTTAATATCTAACCTCGGAATGATTTTGTTTCTTATTTCCTTAGTCGGAAGTACAGAAAATTTATCGTTTTTATCCGAGAAATAATCCTCAGCCAGTCCAAGTGCCAATGCTATATCCACCTGCGTTTCTTCTGGTGGTACCTGTTTATCAGAAAGATACTGGCTAATTGAACCTTTGCTCTTTCCTGTCAGACCGGAAACTTGGATTTGGTTTAAATGTAATTTCTGCATGGCTTGTTTCAGCTTTTCACCGAATGTTTTCATGTTGCTCACCTCACTTTCCTATTCATTCATCGTCAGAATCGCAACCCAGAACAACAGGATTGCTAATGGTTTCCACATTTCCTTACCCCCCCTTCTTTATTGACTTCACCCTGTTTTCCTCTTATCCTTGTTATACAGGCACTGCCATGCCGAGTACAAAAGAAAGGAGATTGTTCGTTATGGATATAAAGCCTATAAATGTTAGAGGATATGATACCTACTACACTGAATGTATTGATAACTCTGGAAAATATCTTTTAATTGCTATTCCTTCTACCGCAACTAAAGACATTTCCTATATTTGCAATACATTCTTAGAAGGCCACCTCATCACCATGATCGACTATGCCACTGTAGACAATGTTCGATTCATAAAAGCGTATTATTGACTGTAATGTCAATTTGTTTATGCTTTCCCGGATTGGCTGGATCAGCATTAAACAATTTTTGTAATGGCCATCCATCTGGTCCCGGGAAAGTAACAACAACAGGCTCTTGCACTTCTCGACCGTTGATTTTCAAAATGTCCCTGTCAATATCCGCTTCTAAAGATCTGATACACATTTCTCTACCCCGCTTTCTGTTCAGGCAGTTAAATACCGATTGATAAAATATTGCTGCCCTTTTCCAGTAACCTTCGTTGTTTTTGTGACTCTTACACTTCCGTCCGGATTTGTAATAGATGTTTCTTTTACCTCAAACAAATCCATATCCATAGATTTCTGTGTAGGCATATTCTTACTAGAACCACTTTTGATCAAATACCCTTCCTGTCGAAGCTGATCAAACAAACGTTTCTGTCCTGTTTCGTATCCGTTCTGTTTCAAAAGCTTTGCAAGATCTCCGATCAGAATAGATGTATGGCTGGCTGACACGGCATCCGCAAAAATCTCTTTTGGTTTCATGCGTTCCACATCTTTAATAAGTACTGCATTGTTAGATTTCAGCTTCTCAATCTGCTGATCTGCCATCTTTAACGCTCTTGCAAAAACCTGTTCCGGTGTGTTCCATGCCTTTTCTAAGTCGAGAAAGTACTGGCGAATCTGTTTTCCTTCCGGAGATCTCTGAATCATGCATATCTGTTTTGCCATGTCGATTGTCAACATGTATTCCGTTGAAGGTCTTCCGCCTGTACTTTCGGACATTTTTGTCCAAAAGTCTTTTTTACTTTCGAAACCATACTCACACATTCGATCAATCCATTTTTTGAATGGTGTATCAATGTGTAACTGCTCATGCAAATCTCTCGCTGATACAGTCGGCTGTTCTGTTTCATAATTGATTTTTAATAATTCGTTCATTTTGTCTCCCTAAAGTTAAATGTTTTGAACTTTTGGTGTAAAAAAAAATGTTGGAATATCTCCTTCTGTTAAATTAAGAAGATTGATCGCCTTGCAAATATCTGACTGTTTCCAAGATCTTTTTCCGCTCATTTTCAATGAAAGAGTGCGTTCTGACCACCCCATTGCTTTTGCAAAATTATATCTTGTTCCAAATACTTCTACGATTTTTCCACTAAGCTTATTGTAATTAAATGGCATCTCTACCCTCCTTTCAAGTTCAATGTTTTGAACTATACACATCCTAGCACTTCTTTTCATCGTTGTCAATATAAAAATTCAATTTTTTTAACTTTATAAGTTTCTACTATTGAACTTTTGTATAATGTATGTTATATTAAATTTCAGAAAGGCGGTATGTATTTATGAAGAAAGAAAACACTGCTACCAGACTAAAACAAATAATGTCTGACACAGGTTTACGACAGGTAGATATTTTAGCAAAAACTATGCCTTATTGTAAAAAATACGATGTAAAAATGAATAAATCCGACCTCAGCCAATATTGTTCAGGAAAAACCGAACCAAACCAAGATAAACTTTTTGTACTGAGTCTCGCCTTAAATGTAAATGAAGCATGGCTAATGGGATATGATGTTCCAATGGAACGAAATAATTATGAAGATCAAAATTTATTAAAGCGAGACGCTATATTACAAGAAATCGAACATATTCTTAAATTAGAAAAGTACACTCTTTGTTGCGAAGACTACGATTCCGACTATTTTTTAATAAAAAATCAATACGGACAAACTATTTCTGGATTTTATGATTATGAGTTATTGACCAAATATGAAGCTTTACAAAAAAAAGGCAAAGTAACCGCTCAATTATTAATCTCATCAAATGCAGTTTTTTTGAAATACTTAGAAAGCTTAGGATATCATATATATATAAATGATTCAAAACGCAAACTTCTTTTAACATTGAAAAATAGCGAAACCATACATTTAGAATACGATACATTCGATAATTTAAAATCACAAATCGAAAAATACACTATAGCTACTATAGATTCAAAAATATTAGCACTAAAAGAATCAGAACTTCGTAAAGAACGCCTTAAAAAGGAAAAGCTTATCCAACATTTACAAAACGATTCTCTTGCACTGGATGCCGCCAATGACAGAGGTGCTACGGCAGAGCAAAAGAAAAATGCAGATGATATTATGCATGATGATAGCGAATGGGAGTGATTTAAGTGACATATGAAGAACTGTTGAAACTCTCAGATGCTGAAAATCTGATAGTAAAAGAAAAGAACATTCCAGGATACGGCGGGCGAATATACAAAAACCGTATTGCAATCCATCAGGGAATCGACACATCTGTTGAAAAAGCATGTATCCTTGCTGAAGAAATCGGACACTATCACACCGCTGTCGGGGATATCACCGATCAGAGCGATGTAGAGAACCGAAAACAGGAATTAAAAGGCAGACTTTGGGCATATAACCAGCAGATCGGTCTGATCGGACTAGTAAATGCATATAAACAAGGCTGTCACTCAAGGCACGAAGCCGCTGAATATCTTGGAGTCACCGAAGAATTTTTTCAGGATGCGATTGACCGCTACCGTTCCAAGTATGGCGTGTGTGCTGAAATAGATAACTATATTGTATTCTTTGAACCGTCACTGGCGGTTATGGAGAAAAGCGAAATCATAGGCATAAGCCTTTGAAATATCATACAAAGGAGAACTGAGTTATGGGAATCATGGATGCCTTTAAGGGCAAACAATATAAAGAAGAGGTTGAAAAACTTACAAAACAATTAAATCAAATGCAAGAGCTTTTAACTCCTGAAATGCAAAATGCGATGCTTTTGCAACAAAAAATTGATGACTTAAAGATACAGGAGCAAAATCAGCAGCAGGCAGTTTCTCAACTGTATAAAAATATTGAACAGTTAAATAACACTATATCAAAATTAGATAAGACGATTGAAGACAAAAAATCACAAATTGTATGGATGGACGATGAAATTCTTGTTCAGGAATTCGGACTATATACTCCGAAATTTGACTTTGCTTCTTCTCTTGATTATAAAGAAGAACTTGCTAAAATTCGTTCGAAGCAAAAAGAGCTTATCAAACAAGGACGTGCAGTAAGTGGTGTAACAAATTGGCAAGTAAATGGCAGTGCTGCAAAGGGCAGAAAACTGGTTTCCGACACCCAAAAACTTCTCTTGCGTGCTTTCAACGGCGAATGTGATGAACTGGTTTCTAAGGTTAAGTATACAAATTTTGATGCATCGTTAAATAAGATACAAAAATCTGCTGAAACAATTTCCAAATTAGGGACTGTCATGAACATATCCATTTGTCGTGGATATCTGGATGCAAAAATAAAAGAGCTGCGATTGGCTTTCGAATATCAGCAGAAAAAACAGGAAGAAAAGGAAGCTCAACGTGCTGCAAGAGAGGAGCTTCGTGAAGCTGCCAGATTGCAGAAAGAAATCGAAGCCCAGCGTAAAAAAATAGAAAAAGAGCAAAATCATTATTTGACAGCATACCATAAAATTTCTGTACAGTTACAGGCGAATCCTAATGACGAAAACTTGATCGCAAAAAAAGCAGAAATTGAACAGCAATTAGGAGAAATTGAAAAATCCATCAAGGATATTGACTATAGAGAAGCAAACCAAAAAGCCGGATATGTATATGTCATATCCAATATTGGTGCTTTTGGAAAAGACATCTATAAAATAGGTATGACACGAAGGCTTGATCCTCAAGATCGAATAGACGAACTTGGAAGTGCTTCTGTCCCATTTAATTTTGATGTCCATGCCATGATATTCTCTGATAATGCCCCTGCACTTGAAGCTGCACTTCACCGAGCATTTGAAGATAGAAAACTCAATATGGTAAATCATCGCAGAGAATTTTTCCATGTCACTCTTGATGAAATAAAGGATGTAGTCAGAAAGAATTTTGATAAAACAGTAGAATTTACTGATGTTCCCGATGCTGAACAATATCGTATCAGTCTGAAACTCCGTGCTGAACAACCTCAAGAACAACTTGATAGAACAATTGATTTCTTTACACCAAACAGTTCTCCATCCGTGAAGCAGAAAAACTCTCCAGCGAAATCACCTATTGATCCAAAGAAAGTATTACGCACACGTTGGGGAAATTACGAAATGCCAGATCCATATAGTATTAAATTGACATACGGAGCAAGAACCGATTTGAAAAAAATAGAAAATTAAATAAAAATCCGCCCCGGTGTTACCAGCACCGAAGCGGATCGGCGAATCTATACAGGTCTGAGGACCAGTATAATCACCCTTAAGCAAGCTGATTATACCACAATCCTCCAGCACCTGTACAGGTGTATTTTTTATACCCATTTTACGAACAGGAGGATGATATTATGGCAACTGGTATCAGAAAAAGAGGTAAAACATGGTCTTACTATTTTGATACAGCAAAGATCAATGGAGAACGAAACAAAATCGAAAAGGGCGGCTTCCGGACGCAAAAAGAAGCATTAGATGCAAGAGCTGCTGCCATAGCTGAGTATAATAATTCAGGCAGAACTTTTTCTCCAAAAGAAATCAGTGTTTCTGATTATCTCGACTACTGGCTAGAAACTGTCATACATAAAAACGTAGATCATGGCTATAGCTATAACACTTACCGCGATTACGAATCAAAAATACGGCTGCATCTGAAACCTGCTTTTGGTATCTACCGTTTAAACAGATTTCAATATGCTCCGGACAAAGTGCAAGAATGGGCTGACAGTATGAAAGTAAAAGGATTTTCAAAGAGCATGATCCAGAACACACTGACCTGCCTTCAAGGTGCTATGAACTATGCAATATTGCCATTGAAATACATCCAGGCAAATCCCTGTGTTGCTGTAAAAATCGGTAAGATGCCTATGGATATGACCGCAAAAGCACATACGGAATATATCTGTTCTGCCGAAGAATTTAACCAGATCCTGAAACGCTTCCCGGCAGATAACTGTTTTCATCTGTCGCTGGTTGTTCCATATAATACCGGAACCAGGATCGGGGAAACATTTGCTATTGATTTAAGCCAGGATGTAGATTTTGAAAAGCACGAATTGAGAATACATGGACAGATGCAGAAGGTTGAAAAGACCTGGTATATAAAGCCGCCAAAGTACGACTCTTACCGTACTATAAAAATGGGTGAAACTTTGGAAAAAGAATTAAAATTCGCCATTCAGCAAAGACGGATAAACAAACTGAAATACGGAGGAGCTTACTTAAAAACATACCTGCTGCCGGATCACTCAATTACTCAGATCCGTGCCGACATAGATGTGCCTTATAAAGAAATACTGCTCCTGTGTGTCAAGGAAAACGGTGCCCTGCTGACTCCGGATTCTTTCAAGTACTGTGCAAGAATTATCCACTATGAATTGAATAATCCGCTGTTTCATGCACACTGCCTGCGACATACACACGGCACGATCCTGGCAGAGAATGGCGTAAACCCGAAAACGGTCATGGAGCGTCTGGGGCATAAAGATATCACAACAACATTACAAACTTATACATTCAATACCGATGCCATGCAGCAGACGGCGGTTGACGTTTTTGAAAATGCAATACAAACACAATAAAAAAGGCGGTTGAACATCCCTGTTAAGTTCAGAGTGTTCAACCATTTTTTCTGTTCAATTACAATATTTATTTTTTAGGGTGGCAAATGGGTGGCAAAACGACTGAACTTTGCACCAAAAACCTCATAAATTCCCTTATTCCCTCACCAGTTTTACGGCACTTTCTACGTGCACCGTCATCGGGAACATATCGACCGTTGCCAGGCGTTCTGCTTTGTATCCGTTCGCGGTCAGATACTTCAAATCTCTTGCCAGTGTCGCGGAATCGCAGCTGACGTAGACGACTCTTTCCGGCTGCATTTTAACGATGGTCTCAAGCAGGGCTTCATCGCAGCCTTTTCTTGGCGGATCGACTACGATCACATCGGCTTTGACGTTTTCGGTTTCGTATTTGTGAGGCAGGATTTCTTCTGCTTTGCCAACATAAAACTCTGCATTTTGGATGCCGTTTCGTCTGGCATTGTCTTTCGCATCTGCGATGGCAGGCGGCACGATTTCTACGCCGTAAACCTGTTTTGCTTTCTGTGCAAGGAACAGAGAGATGGTTCCGATGCCGCAGTAGAGATCCCATACGGTCTCTTTTCCGGTCAGTTCGGCGTATTCCAGTGCTTTTCCGTAAAGCTTTTCGGTCTGTACCGGGTTGACCTGATAGAAAGACAGCGGGGAAATGCGGTATTTGACGTTTCCGATATAATCTTCGATATAATCCTGACCCCAGATCGGCTGGATTTCTTTTCCGAGGATCACATTTGTCTGCTCAGTGTTGACATTTGCCATGATTGCGGTCATGCCCTCGATCTTCTGAAGCCTGTCCACCAGTTTTTCAACCTGTGGAATCTTTCTGCCATTGATCACGAGGCAGACCATCAGTTCTTTTGTGGTAAATCCCTTGCGGATCAGTACGTGACGCACCAGCCCTTTTCCGGTCTTTTCATCATATGGCTCTACTTTACAGACTTCCATCCACGAAATGACTTCGTTTAAGATTGCTTCATTTTCTTCTGCTCCGAGCAGACAGTCGGTATTTGCTATGATGCTATGCGTACGGCCTGCATAAAATCCGGCAATGATTTTTCCGTTCTTATCACGGCCGATCGGAAACTGGGCTTTGTTGCGGTAGTGAAATGGCTCTTCCATGCCGCAGATTGGCTCTACTTCTATCGCAGAAAGATCCAGACCGCCGAGGCGTCTTAAATTGTTGCAGACTTTGTTTTCTTTAAAGGTAAGCTGACGTTCATAAGACATCTGCTGGATCTGACATCCGCCGCACTGTCTGGCAACCGGACACGGTGCCTGGATGCGGTCCGGTGACGGTACAAGAATTTCCATCAGCCTTGCATAGCCATAACGTTTTTTCATTTTCATGATTTTGACTTTCACCTGATCGCCCGGGATCGTGTCTTTGACAAAAAGTGCAAATCCATCTGCTTTTCCCACGCCGGAACCGTCTGAGCTGATATCCTCTATGGTAATTTCCAGCATATCGTCTTTTTTCATAAATTTAATTCCTCCATGAACAGAAACTTTTCCGGCTTCTTTAACTGTTTTACATTGTCTGATCAGATACTTGTCTTGCGGATATTTGACTCAAACAGGCGGTTATAACCAAGCCAGTCATTGTTATCGTTATTGCTCTTTAATGCTTCTTTAAATGTCTCGAGTTTTGCATCGGTATTGTCTGCAAA